TTGTCGGCCTCAACCGACCAACCATCTTCGGAGTACCCAATGTCCTCCCAATTACCTGCAACCGCAGTATTGGGGTTTGTTGGGAACGCCTCCCCTTGTGGGGCCGTGTACAACTCACCCGGTCCCACCAATATGGCATCAACTGTGCGTGCCATTGATCAATCCTCCTTGTCGGAAGTCCCTGTGGTCTTGCCATCGGAATTGTCTTCCTTAATCGGCTCAACCACTTCTATCGGTGGAGAAGCATACTCCTCCATGTACTCGACCCACAAGGGCCGATTGAACTTGACTATAGCGAGCATCTTCTCGCCCTTGGCCTCACTGACCGTAACCTTTTCACCTTTCTTGACCATCACCCCATCGACGTTTGCCAATTTGACCGGCGAACCTGGGTAGATCATCAAATCCATCATCTCTATTCCTCCTTGACCATCATCAGTGTTTCCACAATGTACCTCGCCCATCCGGTATCAGGTTCCTCAAATCGTCGTGGCCCATTGACAATTTGGAACCCGAGAATGAACCCTTCACCCGGAACCCCGCCTTGAAAAGTGTGAGCCTCCTCAACCACGGTACTGGCAAGCTGATAGGCCGTGGCATAGTCCGGTGAGTATTCGCCCGTGGCTGCAAAGCAATCCCATTGCAACAAAGGAAGATCAATCAAAGCTTCCCCTCGATCAATCCCACCCGACACTCGAAACACTGTGAGAAACGGCATAGCAGGCCCTTTAGGGAGCCTTGTGGCAACTCTGGTACCGACAATGGCCGAGATAGGAGCCTGAGCTTTAGCCCATTGAACCGCTACTACTTCAGCATCAGGAAGTGGCACTCATCCACCAATCGTTGCTTTTAGATAGGTGATTGTAGGCCGCATAAAAGGCCGAGCAATTACTCCCCCGCTAGGGCCATGCACATACTCGGGTGGAAGCCCCGGTGGAGGTTGCTTAGAGGACGCTCCTGCCGATCCGGTGCCATATTCCACAAAGACCCAATACTCAGCATCCTCTCCCACCTCAATCACAGCAAACAACTGATCACCCTCTGTTTGGAATCCCACAAACCTTATGGATTCTGCCATTTGCCCGGTGTCTTTTGCCGCAAGATTCTTGGCATACTCAACTGCTCTTTCAGCAAGTTCAAGAAGATTGGCACGAACCTCTTGATCCACATTGAAGTCTTGTGCCAAGGTCTCATTTAGAAAGACCTCAAAGGCCCCAACTTGCCCAACAGAAAAGCCGGGTCGTAATCCACTTTGTCGTGTGACCACTTCCCGGCCTTTCTTATCTACTTGGTTGTGGCTTAGCCACCGGCACGAGCCGCACGAATCGCCGCAAGACGATCCTGCGCTGATCTCAGTGACCGACGAGCACCGGCACGTTGCCTAGCCGTCAAGCCCTGATCTCGTGTCCGAGCACGAAGCTCACGGATACGAGTGTTCTGTCGCCCGATAGCACCTCGGCCACCGCCGCCACCACCGCCGGACCCACCGGCACCAGTGACGATGTAATCGCCAGAAGTCATCAACGACTCCTCCTTACTAAGTAGCGTCTTGAACCGCACAAGGATCATTATGACGTACTCAAACAGTAAATGCAACCAATCTCACAACACCCTGGCATTCTATCGAACCTCCTCGCACCTTATGGTCCGATGATGCTCAGCACCAAACTCGTCATATCGAATTCCTACCCATGTAATCTCGAAGATTCTGCTCCCCAATACCCCTCGATGAGCCTCAGTGATAGCCACCCCGCCATCAACAAAAATACGATGAGATTTGTCGGTTACCTCTCGGGCGGCACGCCTCTCAGTCCCACCTAACCATTCCACTCGACAGGGAACATCTACAATGTCATCTACCCAATCACCCGTTGGATTCCCACGATCATCTTCTCCGATTGAGGATCGAATTTGGAAAGTGATCGTCTGAGTCAGAAGATCAAGTAAAAGGGCATCCATCAAGAACCAGCAACCCTTTCAATCACATTTAGCATCCGATTGAAAGTGACACCGGCTCGTGTTGCCAAAACTTGAACACGACGAGATGCTGTGACAGCCTCTCCGGGTCTAGCATTCCGAAAATCCCTAACTGCCCTAGCAAACATCCGTGTATTACGAACAGAATCTATGCCTACCGCTTCTTGTTGTCGCCGTGCTCTTTGAGAAGTCCCATCACGACGACGTTGAGTACCTCGGCCTTGTGCTTGCCCTGCTCCACCGCCGCCTTGTCCACCCATTACAACCTCCTACTTCTTGATCGCAGGAACTAGCAACCCAACACAAATGAGGATTACTGCCCATGTGATCAACGGGAAACTTGACTCAAAAATCAAAGACCCGATAGCAAACAACAACGCAACCAAAAACAACAATGTTGAAAAAGACATATCAAATCCCTTCATCAGTACCCGGATAATCCATTCCACCCTTACGAGAGATGATTGGCTCTCGATCCTCGTCTTCCTGTGCAACTTCCTTGTCAGCCTTACTCCACCCAAAGGCAATAGGAACTCCACGCCTAGACCTTTGTGTTCTGAGAGAACTAGCCAACTCCCCGAATTGACGAGCAAGATTAGATGCCTGCAATGACAATTCCCCAATCGTTCGAGATTGGGCAGTTGACGAGTATTTGGCCGATAGGATGTCGGCTACAAGGGCAGCAGCCTCAAAGACATTCTCCTCCACCTCGATAGCCCACAGGATTGTTTCATCCTCGGCCTTATGGCCGGTCTCAACCGTGTCACCCAACAACACTCTTATCTTGTCTAGGTTGTCACCAAGTTCAGGATTGAAGGTGAAGGACACTCACTTCTCCTCATCCACAACACCTTTAGCTATCTCGGCTTTGAGAATGGTCGCAATCAATTCTGCCTTTCTCATATTGGACACCTTGATATCCAATTCAGCAGCAATCTGCTTCAATTCCTTCATAGTGGAATTGCTCAAGGAATCATGAAGCCCCTCAAGCTTGTCAGGAACCTCAACGATCTTTACTGAACCACTGGATAGATAGCTCGCTAGGTGCTTCCAACCAGCGGCCTCGGGCACAGGCTCGCCTACTTCACGAAACCCATGCCCGATCTTCAATCGCCTTCCGGCGACATATTGCCGCTGTGTCAACTTTGACCCTCCTTTTAGGCCACGGCGTCCTCGAAGAAATAGCCCACATCAGCAGCAACAAGCTTCTGATCATAAGCCATCTCACCTTCGATCCGATCAGAGGTCAATTCCTCCATTCGGAACCGACGAACACGAGTCCCAAATCCAACCGCCCCAAGAAGGCCATTCCATGTGAAGGTGTATCCACCCGAGACCTGCATAAGACCCGGAGCCGGTGCCGCATAAACAAGGAGAGCGTTCTTTGGTGCAATGAACTGCAACACCGCATCGTCCTCCTCTGCCGCCGTGTCTTGCACAGCGTTGGCAACAAGCACTTGATCCACATCAAAGAGTGAAGCAAGAAGCTCAGCCGTCACCATGCCACGCTGCGTGTACTTGATCCGATCCAAGATCGTTTCATGGTTACGCAATACGTTGTACACATATGGAGAAAGCACCAATCTATTGGGCGTATAGCCCGTGCCCTCCATAACGGCAATGCCTGCGTTGGTGATGTCTTCGATTGGTGTCGAACCTGCCTGATCCCATTGCTGGAATTGACCCGCACCAGGAGCACCAGGAACACCGTCAACATCGCCTCCGGTCCAAATACCTGTTGCGAAGTAAGCGGTGATCCAATCGAGATCACGCTTCAAGAGAAGCTGATTGGTCACGAAATTCGTGGCCTCACGCTCCAAATTGAAGACGCTATCGGCATTGGCCCTGATCTGGTCATCAATGTCCTTGTGAACACCATGCACAATTGCGGCATAAGTGTCCAAGTCCACGGTCCAACCCGATCCAGGCGTTTCAGTACCCGGTGGCCGCACCTTTGCCTCGGTGCGATGGAAATCACCCTTGGTGTACTTCCAATACTGATTGAACTGTTGAGCTACAGGGACTTGAGGAAAGACCCGAGCAGCAATGAAATTGGCAGCGTTCTGCTGATAGGCAACAGAGATGTTGCCAAGAGGACGACTGACATGAACATCAGAAGATGTTGGTTGTGGCATTCGTTACCTCCTAAACCAGCAGAACCGTGATGATCTCATCAGCGGCTCCTGCGGCCTCAAGTGCAAACCCAACGGGTACACCAGCAGCCAATGTAATGAACTTACCGGCTGCATCAACCTCAACCTGAACATGCACAAGAATGGCGGCACCCGAAATGCCTTTGGTCACACCCTTGTTCATCACCTCAGCGGCTTGTCCGGCTGTGGGCTTGTTTTGCAGAACTCCGAAGATGGCTTCTCCTGCTCCGGCTAAAGCGACTTGACCCGCAGCCGTTCCTCCGTTCACACCAAGGAACTGCGCTGCACTCAAATCAGCCTCAGCCGTAAAGCCTGGAAGCTTGAAGGATGGAAGTTCCCAAGCCATCAGGACACCTCCTCCATTTCCATCTCCTCGTACAAGTCAGGATTCTCATTGAGAACCTCGGTGTACGCCTGCTCGTAACTGATTGACTTCTCATCCGCTCGTGTCTTTGCCAACTTCTCGACCTTCCCTTGTGGGGAACCCTCATCGAAAGCAGACGACCCGATTGACTTGAACATCGCACTCTTAGAAATGACCTCATTCATTGACTTGAACATGGTCTCAAGCTCGATGTAGTCCTCGGGTGTTAATGACGCAGAGGCCGACTTGAGAATATCGGCCTTCCTCTTTGTCTCACCAGGAACGAATGGAAGTGACTCAGCCTTTGCCAAGAACTCCCTGTTGAGTCGAGCGTCCCGCTCAGCCTTAGCAATTGCCGTGGCTTCCGCAGCTTCAGCCTGAGCCTTCTCCACCATCTCTCGGATGGCAGGATCAGCATTCTTGAGGATTTCCTCCTCATTGCCCTCGTTGCCGTCACCGGCCTTGAGAACATCGACCTCAGCCTTGGCTTCCTTGGCTTCCGCCTCAGCATCCGCAGCACGCTTTGTGAGTCCGGCGATGTGTTCCTCAACCACCGTCTTCACCTCATCAGGGAGAGCCGACAAGTCAAGGATTACCTCACTTGTCTTTGTGTTGTCTGGCATATTGCCCTCCGTTTTCTTTACTTTGGCAGGGTGTGGTTCATCGCTACGTGATGTGCTTTCCTGCCCTTCATCCCATCCTTTCAATTTCTTGAACGAATCGGGAACCATATTCTCGGCACCAAGAGCCACAGCCCGACGCCGAATGTGAGAAATGACTTGCGCTCTCTTATCTGGTTTGGAGCGGCCATAAGCTTGGATAGCACGTCGTAGTGCATCCCTATCTGGAATTGGGTAAGACCCATCAGAGAGAGCAATGCCTTTACTGGCAAAGTTCTTCCTCTCCTCAATTGAGAAGTCACGCTTCTCAACCATGCCATCAGAATCAATTTGCTCATAGGGACCACGAGTATATAGCTGAGGATGATTCTCCTCAACCGCACCGACAAAAGAATCCAGAGCATCACCAATAGCATTGGACAACCCTATGCGCTCATCCCGAGTCAGATTGCCATTGGCGTACATGCCATCAGCCATATTGGTGAAGTGGCGATGAATCTCAGCCTCATAGACAGCACCCATTGTTGCCATCTTGTAAAGGCCATCTTCATCCTCCTTCTTTTTCTTCCCTCTAAGTCGAATCATTGGCCCACGCTTTTTGCCTTCCAAAACCCCGCCGCCAATGACATCGGTAGAAGCAGGTTGGGCCTTGCCAAGCTCAATCATCTCCTCGGCCCATGTTGGGTCTATCTCATCTTCGTCATCCTCTCGCTTGAACAACTGAACCTTGGCATTGGGATCAGCCGGAGAATCAACCAAAGAAAGCTCATCTATCTCGATCTTCGTCAACCGATTAGCCATTAGGCACCGACCTTTTCACGCAAACCAGAACCACCCATTGAAAATCCTTTGAGCTTCCCTTTCTTCACCATGTCCCAGGTCTCGTCATCAATGACGTGAAACCCGGCCCACCAAGCAAGCTCAGGCAAAACACCAGGCGGGATTCCCATTTTCTCCATCTTCTCTCGGGTGAAGACAATTGACTCGATGAGAGTACCGATGTCCTTCTTGAAATGCATTGTGAATCCACGTCGGGAAGACTTGACGAACTCATAAGCCGGGGTCTCAAGCTCATTGTCTGTGTCAATGAAGTCGCCTTGAGTATCCTCCATAACGGTGCCATCAGCATCTTTGGCAACATAAGCCCACCCAAAAACGTTCCGTTTCTCGTCATCGACCTTGGTGAACTCAACGTATCGGGTATCCACAGCGCTCACAGCATATCAACTCTATCCATTGGTGAGATACTTCTCCACCACAAGATCGAATTCCTTTCGCACTCGCTCACCACTCCAAGCCTTGGGGATGACCATTGCGATCAAAGTTCTTGTTGCCTTTTCAATAGATCGTGTCGCCAATGTGTACGTTTCCCCCGTCCCAAGGTTGTAAATGCTTTTCTGTCGATACAAGCCGCCAAGAGCCACAGCATCATCAAATGACTTCACATTACGAGAGACATCCAAATAGACATTCCGGCCAATAGCTGTCTCCTCTACCCATCCACCCCAATAGAACCCTTCTTGGCTCAATAGATCACGACTAGCTGACTTATGAGCACCAATCCAATCATCGGTCATAGCCCCATAAGCTCGTCTGGCCTCATGACCCGGAATGGCAACCATCCACCCATCAGGAGACTTTTGCCCCGATATCAAATGAACCGTGAACCCGCCCGCTCTTGACAACTCAGAAGTAACGCTCCTTGATCGAGCCTCACCCGACTCAAGAACTACCTGACAACGACAATGAGGATGGAGAGGTGGGTGCTTTTGTGGACCGATAGGTGTCTCGAAATAGCCATAGATATCGGACTCGGCAAACGCCATTGCTGCACATTGCTCATCTACCCGATCATCATTCTCAATGATCCACACCATTACAGAATCTTCAGGAATCACCCCGGCCTCTTGAGCCTGAGACCAATACTCAACCTTCCCCGCTTCTACTGAAGCCGACATCTCTGTTTCAGCTATTGCATTCACTCGTTGAGTAAGAAGTGATTGCCCATAAGTGCTAGCCCGAGCGTTGGCAAGCCCCGACGATATCCCCCGACCAAACATTCGTTGCCGATACTCCTCAACCATTTGAGCTTGTCGAAAAGTAAGCCCTATTGACGAACGCAACTGATCAGCAATAACACTCGATGACACCCCTTGTCTTAAGGCTCCTGATATCAACGCCCGTATTCCCTCTCGTGTTGCCATATTGATCTCTTGAACCTTGAGTGCCGATTGAGTAGAAGCCCATTCCAAAACCCTAGGATGATTTGTGTTGAATTGAGTTAGGTTCTGATACACCTTGGAAGTTGCCCTACCACCTTGCCGAAACGCATCCGCAAAAATGGAAGCTATCCTTGTTTCGTTTAACCGAACATTCTCGAAAGAGGCAATCATCGAATCGGTTAGTGGTCGACCTCTACTCAATTGAGATAAAGCTGAACGTATTGGTTTACTACCAATCTCACGCCGCAACTCCCTTAGAAGTATCGCTTGTCCACGCTTGGTCAATTGATTAGTAAGCAGATCAATACGGCGAAGCAATCTCTCACCAAAAAGAGAACCAGAACGATTGGCGACCCTAGTGGTCACTCCTCAGTCTCCTGTTCCACTACCGACTCCTCCTCCACCTCAGTCTCCTCACCTTCATCAAGCCGCTTGGGTACCGGAAGTTTTGCCACCTGTCGAAAGTGCCGCTCTGATTCATCATCGTCAAACACAATTCCGACACCAGCCAATTTCGCAACATAATCAGCAATCTCATTGAGATCAGGAATCTCAAGATCGTCATGAACAATAGTGGGAAGGCTCTCGGTCGAGATGTTATTCAACTCAAACAAGCGAGGAATGGCATGACGATTGAACACAGACGTAATCGAATTAAGCCACGCACCCAATGCCACAGCAAACAATCGAGTCTTAGATGATGACAATGCAAATGACCCAACAGACTCATGACCAAGCATGATGAAATCAGCAAGAACTGATTGTGCAATACGCCGATCATATCTATCTACAATCAACCCGACATCAAATTGTCGCTGACCACCCGACGACAACAACTTCAGATCATAAACCCTGTTACCACGCTCATCGAAGGTACTAGGCCAAATAACACCTTCTTGCTCATCACGACGAAGATTCTTAACAATGGTCTTTATAGCAGCAAGAATCGCCTTCTCCTCAACCGTAGCATCCTCACGAAGAATCTTGGGGTCTACATAGGCAATTGGAATGCCAACCAGATCACGCTCGATTCCTGTGCCCTCTATCTCCTCAAATCGTTTCTTCATCACCCAAGGCCGATATGCATTTCTGAGCAAGGATTTCCCTTCCGGGTTCCCTTTGTGAGTTGTCGTCCTGAACAAAAGGGCTTTCTCAATAGGGATGTAGTTTTGCTTGTAATCAGGAGGAGCAATTTGATACATCCCAACAATCCCGCCTTCATCCTCCTCAAACTCCCATCGGTCCCGAGTATTTTGGGCACGAATCTCTATCTTCCGCCATCCATATCGGCCATCCGTGTATTTGGATCGCAGCCGTGGGTCTACTTGTGTCGGTCCTCGTCTTACTTTGTAGATCAACTCATGCAACGACCAACCAAAAGGCAACATCGAAAGAACCTCGGAAATGGTGTCGTGCCAAGCCACACTCATATCGTTCATACATTGATCAACAAACAACGCATTAGCTTGATCTTCAGGAGAATCAGACGCCGCCAATGTTGACCAACCAACTTGCCTGATCAACAAATCAATGGCCTTGAGAATGGCACCAACAACAGGATCGTTGTCCTGCATCTCTTGGTAAACCTTCTGGCCCTGATCAAAAGAAAGCTTCGGATGGAATTCCTCAGTAACAACACCACCAGAATGCTGAAGACCAGTAAGACCGGCCTGAGTGAGTCCTGATACCGAATCGTCCTCGGGCGAAATGGTTACCCGCTTGGCTAGGTTGGTAACGATGTCCCTTGGCTCTGTCATGTGACTCTTATCCTTCCGGCACGTCTAACAGGAATCTCAGATGGTGTCGTGATTCTCACCCACACGTCGTAATACCCATTAGATAAGACAAAGCTCGTGCCGGGTCCAATGAGAATGCGAACGCTGCTACCAAACCAAGCGGCTATCACCCAATCCCCGCTTTCGGGTTCCTCTTTGGCACCAACAACGAGAATGGCGATCTCTACTCCATACGCAGGATTAGGTGTTGCTCCATCCTCCGTTACCGGAACAAGTAGATATTCCTTGGTTGTAGAAGCAACAGACACAGGCATGACTAGATCACTCTACCTAAATAAAATTCGGGTCGTCAGCCATCCAGACAGTATATGGGTTACTTGTGGCCCAAGCCGTAAAGGGAGCGCCAACATCAATATGTCCAACAACTCCCACCTCAAACGACGCTTCCATTGCAACATCAGACTCAACCCCAAAATCGACAACAAATACCGCCTCAGTGATAACCCCGACATCAAAAGAAATATCAGACTCAGTAGCTAACTCAACAAAGAACTCAGGCTCATTGGTAATGTCGGTCTCAAGAACAATATCAAAACCAATATTGGTCTCAAG